TAGGGGCCAGCAGACACACTTTCTTTCCAGCGGACACTTCTGGTTGTTGAGGCATGGCCGGTAATCGATATGGGCGGAAGCGGGCGCAGTCGGCTTTTGATCAGGCGGCCACTTCGGCCATCGGTCGAGACATTGGGCCAATCCCGCTAGTCGCCAACATGCGGCGGCGAAACGCCTGTAAGAAATCTCTTGGACTTTTTTGCGAAACTTACAACCCTGCTCCATTTTATCTTGACTGGTCTAAGGATCATTTGCGCGTGATTGCGGCGATCGAGCGGTCGGTGCGGGGCGGATTTTTACAAGCGTTTGCCATGCCCAGGGGATCTGGAAAAACCACGCTTTGTCGAATGGCCGTGCTTTGGGCGGCTTCATATGCCTTGTGTCCCTACGTTTATTTTGTCAACGCAACCGCCGACAAAGCCTACGACAGCCTCGACGCGATCAAAATTTGGATTCGGTATCTACCGAAGTACCAAGTCGATTTTCCAGAAATTTCCCTTGCGGCAGTCGCATTAGGCGGCATCGCCAATCGCCAATCCGGGCAGACGTGTCTGAAAGAGTCCACTGGAATTCACTGGGAAAAGGATCGTCTGGTATTGCCCCGCGTTCCCAAGCCGGCCAATTTGCGTTGCCGCGGCAAATACGCGCCGACGTCCGGGGTGGTGATCGGTTGCTCTGGACTGACCGGCGAGGGCATCCGCGGAAGTCTATTTACGCTGACCACGGGCGAGCAGATACGGCCGTCCCTGGTGTTGATCGACGACCCGCAAACCGACGAAAGCGCCGGGAGCGCTTCGCAAAACGAGTCACGCTACGGACTGTTGACGGGGGCCGTGCTCGGCATGGCCGGGCCGGACAAGACGATTTCCGGAGTCATGCCTTGCACCGTGATCCGACCAGGCGACATGGCCGACAAGATTTTGGACAGGAAGCAAAACCCCCTATGGCGCGGCATTCGTTCCCAGATGCTTCGCTCGATGCCGAAAAACATGGAAAAATGGGAAAAGTATTTTGAGATTTATCGAGAGTGCATGGGGCGCGACGATCCCGACATTCGGCCCGCCAACGATCACTACGCCGCCAACCGCAAACAGCTTGAGGAAGGGGCTGAGGCATCTTGGCCCGAGCGCAAACTACCTGAAGAGATCACAGCCATTCAGCACGCCATGAACCTGTACGCTAGGGACAAGGCTGCGTTTTTCGCCGAATATCAAAACACGCCGCTGGACTTGTCGGCATCGGCCAATCACCCGCTCCGTCTTACCAAAGACGTGCTTGAAAAAAAGTTGTCGCGCGTCCCACGAGGCGTGGTTCCCAAGGAATGCGAGCGACTGACGGCCTACATCGACGTGGGGGGCGACATTCTGCACTGGACGGTATCGGCCTGGACCGACACGCTGGCCGGCGGACCCGTGGACTACGGCGCCGTGCCGGAGCAGCCTGTGAAGTATTTTACCAAGGAAAACGTCCCGGTGCCGCTGAAAAAGATTTTCAAGGGGATGAACCAGGACGCCTATTTGCTGGTCGCCCTGAACGCGCTCGTCGACGCGCTGATCGATCGGCAGTTCCGTCGCGAGGACGGGCGCACGATGACCGTCGAAAAAATCCTGGTGGACATCAAATGGGGCGAAAAAAACAAGCTGCTCCGCGCCTGGTGCAGGCGACACAAACACCACGGCCGGATTTTGCACGCCGCCCAGGGGTTGGGGCTCGGTGCAAAGTCGATCCCCATGTCCGACTACAAACCCGACGGCGCCAAGCGAGGCGAACACTGGCGCAACGGCCCTCCTAAGGACGGCGATATTTGGGTGAACGTCGACACGAATTGGTGGAAATCGCTGGCGGCATCCCGTCTGGCGCTGCCGATCGGCACGCCGGGGGCATGGACGATATTTGGAGATGATCCCCAAGAACACGCGATGCTGTTCGATCATTATTGCGAAGAGGAGCCGGTGGACGTTACGGCCAGGGGTCGGACGGTCACGGAATGGCAGGCCAAGAAGGGGATCGTCAATAACGACCAGTGGGATTGTCTCATCGGCACCGCCGTCAGCGCTTCCATGCTCGGCTGTCAAATACCAGGGCTGGAGCGGCCAGCCAAGCCATCGGCCGCCAGTTCGATGTCCGAGCAGGCGAGGAGGGCGAAGCGTGGTCGATGAACCTACCATTCCGACGATGCGCGAACTGGCCGCGGCGTCCGCCGCCGGGGGCGGGTTGGAGTGTCAAAAGTGTGGGTGCAAGGACTTTCACGTGCTGAATACGCGGAAAGGCCATGATCTGATCGTCAGATATCGAGTCTGCCGGCACTGCGGGGAAAAACGGCAAACCCTGGAAAACTGATCACTACTGGCGCGTCGATCCGGCATTTCCCGGGATTGGAATGGGTGCGGTTGGGTGCGGTTGGGTGTTAGTTTCGGTGGCGTTTACCCATGCTACCACCGCATCGTGCGGCGGTTGCTGTCCCTGGTGGTATCGGGTGATACAGACGGCATAGAACCGGCGGGCGCGTCGATCCGGCATTTCCCGGGAAATGGATCGTCCCGGCCGGCCCAATAACTCCCAAAATGCTATTAGTAGTACGATTCCGATGGCGAGCCTCAAATTGCTCTTGTAATGATCCGGTCGTTTTGCATATTGAATCGCTGACGCCCGATCGCGGGCGATAACGACGAAACACCAAAAGAACGCCGCCGGCCAGCGGCGCGCCTTTGGCAAAACCCCTCAGTCCTGCTAGCAGGAGGGCTGAGGGGTTTTTCTTTTGGTGCCCATCTTCGCTGGGTAACGCATCATGGCAACGGAAACGATTGCAAGCAGGCTCGAACAAGACGCCATCACCGGCGTGCAACGGGTAACCGTTGACGGAACGAGCGTTGACTCCATGAGCATCGACGATCGGATCAAGGCCGCCCGATACGTCGCCCAACAGCAGGCGTCGGCAAGAAACCACCAAGGCTTTAGGCTTACAAAGCTCATTCCGACGAGGTCACAGTAGTGGGAATTTTCTCTCGCATCGCCGGTGTGATTCGCGGCCGTTTCGGAAACAGTCAGACCGTGCGTATTGTTCACGACCGACGGGATATTCGCGGCACTTACGACCTTGCGCAGACGAACAGCGACAATCAGAGCCACTGGTCAGTGGCCGACGCCTATGATGCCGATTCGGCTAATTCCCAATCTGTACGTCATATCACCGTTAAGCGATCGCGTTATGAGACAGGCAATAATGGCTTTACCAAGGGGATCACGCTAACGCAGGCCAACTACGTCGTGGGGCGAGGCCCGAAGCTGCGAATGCAGACCGGCAGCAACGGCATGAACGCGATGGTGGAGGCCGCGTGGAAGCGATGGGCCGGCCGGGTGAAGCTGGCCCGAAAACTCCGCACCGCCGAAAAGGCCAAGGTGACGGACGGCGAAGCGTTTTTGTTGGCCCGCGACAATCCAAACGGCGGCGATCGCGTGACGCTCGACCTGGTGGGCGTCGAGACGGAGCAGATCGCCTCGACGGATTTGCTGTTCGCCCAAAAAAATCGGGTGGACGGGATTTGGTTCGACGATTTCGGCAACCCGACGTTTTACGACGTTCTTCCGCGTCACCCCGGCGGCCAATGGTCGCTCGGTCTGATGAAATCCGAAAAGGTTCCCGCCAAATTTATCTTCCATCTTTTCCGCGAGGATCGGCCCGGGCAGCATCGCGCAATCCCTGAACTTTCGAGCACACTCAGCGCTGGTGGGCAGAGTCGCCGGTGGCGAGAGGCAGTGTTATCCTCGGCCGAACTGCTCTCAAAGGTTCCGTATTTTCTGAAAACACAAGCAGACCCAATGATTGGGCCAGGCCAAGTGCTACCCTTTGACACGCTGGAAGTCCAGAACGGAGTAATTGTGGGTTTGCCTTCCGGCGGAGACGTGTTTCAAGCAAAGGCCGAACAGCCGCCGACAACACATGAAAGTTTTCTCCGCACGCAAGTCGGGGAGCAGGCGAGACCGCTTTCCATGTCCTACTCGCTGGCGGCTTGTGATTCGAGCAACGCCAATTTCGCGTCGGCGAAGCTCGACCAGCATCCGTACTTTGCCGCAGTCGACGTGGACCAGGCGGACATCGAGGACTCGGTTCTCGATCCGCTGTTTGCCCTGTGGTTTGAGCAGGCGACGACCGTTTACGGTTGGAACTTCGACGGCGCGTCCGCGCCGAGTCATGCGTGGGATTGGCCCGGCGTCCCCATTGTCAACGAGGTAGACACCGCAACCTCGCGCAAAACCAACATTTCCACGGGAGTTTCCAACGTGCCGCGAATTGTCGCGGAGGACGGCTACGACGCCGAAGAGGAGCTTGAAAAAGAAGCGGCATACTATGGTGTGACCGTAGACGACATGCGGGCAAAGCATTTCCAGTCCGACTTTCAACAAGCGGGAGGTACGCCAGCGAATCAATCCAACGGATCGCCGCAACCTGGCGACGGTCAGCCTGCCAAGTCGAACGGCGTCAATCGCATTGCCCGCAACGGAAGCAACGGCCACGCAAGGAGTGTCGCATGAAAGTCTGGATATGCGGACAAACCCGCTGTGAAACTCCAAGCGGAAGAGTTTGGGAGATACAAGGTGCTTTTAGTACTGAAGCCTTGGCGGTAGCCGCTTGCAGAAACGAAGCATATTGGGTTGGTCCGCTTACACTCGATGAATCCCTGCCAGAGGAACTGATCCCCTGGCCTGGTTGCTACTACCCAAAGATGAGCCAGACATGAGCCAGCAAGGCCAACGCCGCCGCAGGGCGAAGATGATCCGAGCCGCTGCCGCCGACCAACCTATCCACTGCACCGTGGAGTGCGTGGAATGGATCAAGGCGGCCGACGGCTCGCCATCGGCCGCCGACGCGCCCAAGCGATTCAAAATGCGGGCTTACACCGGTGGGCCGATGTCGGTCGGCTACTACGGCGCGCCCGTGGTGATCGACATGTCGGGACTCACCGCCAAGGCCCCGTTACCGATCTTGATGAACCACTCGCTGGACAAGCTGGTCGGGCACGCGGACGAAATCACGGCCGGCGATTCGATCCTCGATCTGGCCGGCGTCGTGTCAGGTGCAAGCCCGGAGGCCGCACAGGTTTTGGCGAGCGCAAAGCAGGGCTTTCCCTGGAAGGCGTCGGTGGGCGCGCAGCCCGACAAGATGGAGTTCGTCGGCGAGGGGATCACGACGAAGGTCAACGGCAAAACCTTCACCGGGCCGCTGTACGTGGCCCGAAAATCGACGCTCGGAGAAGTATCGTTCGTGGCAATGGCCGCGGACTCGAAAACGTCTGCAAAAGTCGCGGCAACCGCCGCTCATTCTACAGGAAAGGAAATTGTTATGAACTTCGACCAATGGGTTCAGGCCCTGTTTTGCGGCGACGTGCCGGAGTTGCGAGAAGACCAGAAGGCAAAATTGAAGGCCGCCTACGACGCCGAGGTCAAGGCGCAGGAAGCCTTGATTCCCGGGGACGTCAAGGCTGCGGGCGTCAAGGCCGGCGCCGCCGCTCCGACGTTCGACCTCTCCGGCGTGATTCGCGCTTACGAGATTCACGTCGCGACGATCGAGGCCAAGGCTTCGACCTACGTCGGCAAAATCGACTCCGCCAAGCTGGCCGACATTCGCGCCAAGGCGGGGACGGAAGCGGCCGATCTCAAGCTGAAGGCCCTCAACGAGCAGTGGCCGGCGGCTCGGCTGGAAGTGGCGCTCGTGAATGTGCAGGCAGACGCCAGGGAGGCGATGATTCGCGCCGAACGTCCGAAGGGGCCGGAGATTCATTCGTCGACCCGCGACGTGTCGACGGACGTGATCCAGGCGGCGTTTTGCCGCACGGGCGGCCTGCGCGACCTCGACAAGGCGTACAAGCCGGAGATACTCGAAGCCGCTGACAAACTTCGCGGGTTCAGTCTCGGCGAGATTCTGCTCCACTGCGCGGCCGAAGGCGGCTACAGCGGCCGGCAGAAGATCACCGACGGGAACTTGCGCCAAGTGTTGCAGGCCGCATTCTCGACGCACACGTTGACCACGCTGCTTTCGACGGCCGGCAACAAGTTCCTCTTGGAGGGTTTCAACTCCATTCCGCAAATGTGGCGCGAGGTGGCCGCCACGCGCAGCCTGGGCGACTTCAAAACCCACACGGGCTACCGATTGACGGCCAGCCTGGAATACGAGGAGGTGGGGCCTGCCGGCGAGATCAAACACGGCACGGTCGGGCAAGAATCGTACACGATGAGCCTGGTCACCTTCGGCAAAATGCTGGCGTTTACGCGTCAGGACATCATCAACGACGACCTCGGCGCGCTGAACGCGATCCGCGATCGGCTTGGAATCGGCGCGGCGGTGAAAATGGAAAACCTCTTTTGGACGGTTTTTCTGGCGGCCAGCGCTGCCGGGACGTTTTGGACGTCGCCGCGCGGCAACCTTGTCACCGGCTCCGCGCTCGCCGAGACGGGACTCAACACGGCCGTCAAGGCGTTTCGCGACATGACCGCGCCCGACGGCAACATGATGAACCTGGAGCCGAAGCTGCTTTTGGTTCCGACGGCGCTGGAAGCGACGGCCAAGAAGATTTACGTGTCGCAGGAAATCCGCGACACCACGGCGACGACCAAGTACCCGACCGCCAACATTTACCAGAACAGTTTCCGACCCATCGCGGTCCCGCAACTGGGCAACAGCACCTACACGGGTTACTCGGCGACCACCTGGTATTTGATGGCCGACCCGCGCGTCATGGCCTGCGCCGCGATGTGTTTCCTCAACGGGCAGGAATCGCCGACCATCGAATCGGCAGACGCCGACTTCGATACCCTCGGAATCCAGTTCCGCGGCTTCCACGATTTTTACCCGGTGATGACTGAGTACCGGCCGACCGTCAAGGCAACGGCCTAACGTCAACCCTCACGTCTCGGGGCCGAAAGGCCCCAGCCGTTTGTAACCTGAAAGACTAAAAAACCAATCTCTTGCGTGAAAGGATACGAACATGGCTCAAACGCCTGCTCTGTACTATTCCGGCGGCCACGTCATCGATTACACGCCCGTGTCGGCCGTGATCGGCGGCCAGGTCGTTTTGATCGGCACGATTCCGATGATCGCCCCCGTGGCGATCGCCGCTGGCGTCAAAGGCGCTCTGGTCGCCGACGGCGTGTGGCGGATTCCACAGGCCGCCGAGATCATTACCGCCGGCGATGCCGTTTATTGGGACGAAAACGGAACGCCCGTCACGGGGACCGCTCTCAGCGGCGCAGCGACGGGAACGGCGACCGGCAACAACCTGATGGGCGTTGCGGTTGCGACCACGGAGGCGACGGACAGCTATGTATACGTGATGCTAACCGCCGCTAAGCGGACCACGACCATCGCCGGCAGCGTTACCGCCGATGACATTACCGGATCGGATTCGTCGATGGCTATCGCCGGGAAGGCCGGCAGCGCCGGTGCCGGCGGCGCAGTAGCCGGGGTCGGCGGGGCAGCGGACGGCGACGGCAACGCCGGTGGCGCCTGGACCGTGACGGGCGGCGCCGGTGCGACGCACGCCGGCGGGACTGGCGGGGTCGGAGGTGCGGTATCGCGCACCGGCGGGGCAGGCGGTGCGGACACGAATGTCGGTGTCGGCGGGGCAGGCGGAGCTGCTCACAACACCGGCGGAGTCGGCGGAGCCGTTACGGGCGCCGGGACCGGCGGCGCGGGCGGTGCGACCGGTCTGTTTGGCGGCGTCGGTGGTGCAACGAGCACCACCGGGACCGGCGGCGCCGGCGGCGCCATCAACAGCACGTCAGGAGCGGGCGGTGCGGCCACCGGAGCAGGCGTCGGAGGGATCGGCGGGGCCGCTCTCTTTACAGCCGGGGCCGGCGGGACGGCCGCCACGACGGGTACGGGCGGGGTCGGCGGGGCGACCGGATGCACCGCCGGGGCCGGCGGGGCCGCTGGCGCAGGCGGCACGGGTGCGGCCGGCGGGGCGGCAAACCTCACGGCCGGAGTCGGCGGTGCCGCAGGCACCACCGGGACTGGCGGGGCCGGAGGCACGGTTAATGTGCTCGGGAGCGCAGGAGGCGCAACCGCGACGGGAACCGGCGGCGCGGGAAGCTCGATCAACCTGACGGCCGGAAACGGCGGGACGGCCTCCGGGGCCGGAACGTCCGGGGCCGGCGGCGTCGTTGTGCTCACCGCAGGCACGTCTTCCGCAGGCGGCGGGACGGCCGGCAAGGTCGGGCACATCGCGCTGGAAGGACTCGTCGTGCAAAGCCAGGGCGCTCCCACGGCGAAAACCACGAACGCGACTCTCACGATCGCCGAGTTGCAGACGAAGCTGCTGACAGGCACACACGCCGTTGGGGCTACGCAAACTTATACCCTTCCGACCGGAACCAACATGTCCGGCGGAAACCAACTGGCGACCGGCGATAGTTTCGACTGGACGTTAATCAATCTCTCCGCCGCAGCCGCGGACACCGTGACGGTCGCCGCCGGCGACGACCACACCGTGGTCGGCAACATGATCGTCCAATCCGCCCACGCGAGCACCGGAGGGGTTTACGGCAACTCCGCTCAATTCCGTTCTCGCAAGACTGCGGCGACGACGTGGATCACCTACCGAATCGCGTAGTGATCCGGTGACGATTGAGGATGAGCGGCCTTGGAAGCCATAACTCCAAGGCCGCTCATCGAATGTAAAAACTCCTTTGCGGAGAAATGCAGATGGAAGAATTGCTTCAAAAATTGGGCGACATTCAATCGGCGTGGCAGGCGCGATTGGATTACGCCAAAACGCTGGCTTTATTGCGCGCCCTGAAAACGGGAGCGGTGACCCTCGACCGGGTGACGCTGACCGCCGACGGTTGGAGCGTTGCGGCCGTCGAGCCGGATGCGATACCCAAGATCGCGGAAGAAACGGCATGAGCACGTTGATGGAACGCGGTCTCGACATGCTGGCACGGGCGCTGCCCGAAACCGCCGGAGGCCGAATTCTGTACCAACGGGGCGAAGAGCGAATATGGATCGAGGCGGCGTTCGGCCGGTCGGAGTTTCAGGTCGAGAGCGCCGACGGCGTTCGGATCGAGCACAGCGATCGCGATTTTATTTTCCCGGCCGAGGCGTTGATCCTCGCCGGGACGCCGGCCACGCCGCAGCGGGGCGACCGGATCTCCGTCGTCCGCGAAAACCGCCTTGACTTGCAGGTGTTCGAGGTATTAGCCCCCGGCGGCGAGCAGGTCTACCGCCAGTGCGATTCGCAGGGGATTATGATCCGCGTCCATACGAAACGAGTGAGTGGGTAACGATGGCCGACCCCGACGACAAATTGATGGACATGGTCGACGCGCTGGTCGAGGACTTGACGGCCGCCGTGGCGGCGGGCGAGTTCTCGCTGGAGTTCACGCCCGCCTGGTCCGACGACGCGCTGACCGTGCTCGACGACGCGGCCTTGACGTCGCCCCAGTTGTTGGCGATCGACTCGGCCGAGGAGCTGCCCGAGGCCTCGGGCCAAAGCAGCGTCCCGATCGAGGAATTTGAGATTCTTCTGGTCGCGCAGAGGAAGTTCGCCAAGGAAGGCGGCGGGACGCTTACCGAGGCGGAGCGGAAAACGGCGTGCCGATCGATGTCGGCGATGGCGTCGGAGATCGCCCGCCATTGCCGCAAAACGACGATACTCGACTGCACGTGCGTCAGCGTCAAGCGCGAGACCGCCAAGAATATCGACCGCTACCACAACGAGGGATTGTATCTGGCCCCGATCCTAACCACCTGGCGGCGCATGTACGACGATGAGTGAAATATCGATGACCATCACCGGCGACCGGCAACTCCTCCGCGTTTTCGAGGAATTGCCCGCACGCGCGCAGGAGCGGGTCGCCAAGCCGTTGCTGCGCGAGGCGGCCGCCCGTGTCGCCCTTGTGGAACGCGACGCGGCACCGGCTGCAAGCGGTCTGCTGAGGATGGCGATTGGGGTATCGACTCTAAAATCCTACGCCAGCGGAACGCTTTTCATTGCCACAGGTGTTCGGCGTGGATTTCGCCGCGCCGTGCAAGCCACGTCCAGGGGCAAATTGCGTTTTTTCAGCAAGAGAAAAACGGCCGATTCGCCCGACCAGCCCGTGCAGAATCCGACGAAATACCTCCACCTGGTCACCGGCGGGCGCCGCGCGCTCGAAGCGGTGAATCGGAAGGTGATGTACGATCCGCGAACCGGCCGGTTTTTCGGCAAGTCGGTCAGGGCCGCCGCGCCGAATCCGTTCATGTCGCGGGCCTTCGAGTCGGCGAAATCGGTCGCCGTCAATTTAATCACGAGCCGAGCGCCCGACCTGATCGACGCCGAGGTGCGTAATTTAGCAAACACACATTAACAGGAGCTTAGCTATGGCTAAAACAAGACTGTTCAATAACGATATCACCGTCACTTTCAACAACAGTGCGGTCGGTAAACTAGTCGGTCTGTCGTACCGGGTCGGCGGCAATTGGATCGACGTCACCGAGCCGGCAGACCTCAATAAACTCTATGAGTTGAGCAATCAATCTGATTTGCAACTTCAACTGAAGTTTAAGGGCTGTCACAGCCTGACTGAGAAGACGAAGGGCACGCTGGCCATCGCCAGCGTAAGCAATAATTTCTCACGAAGTTGTCCTGGCACGTGGATGGTCGGCAATTTCGAGTATTCCGACGATTGGGACGCACCGTGGCAAAGCACGGCCGAGGCCAGGCCCACCGTGCCCGACGCCTAGCCGCAACTAAAAATAGCCGCAACTAAAAAAGGAATCAAACCATGAGTTTTTCGGAAACCTTGACCGCAACGTGTTCGATGGGCGGCCAATCCCAAGTGACCAGGACCGGGGACGCCAAAGTACCGATCGTCAAAACGCTTCCGGCAGGGGTCGCCGGCGACGTCGATGAAGTCGTCGAGGCGACGACGGTGTTGAACGTGGCTTCGGGGCACGGGATCACCGATGCCGATCTGGTCGGCGTGTTTTGGGACGGCGCGCAGGACGACCCAGCGACGCGCGGGCTTCGGCTCGGCATGACCGTGACGGCCTACACGTCGACCACGATCACCGTGACCACGGCGACCGGCACGGGCGACGCCCTGCCCTCGACGCCCGCCACGGATTTGGTCGTCAGCCTCCAGACCGTCGAGGACGACGTTTCCTACGACGGCACGGCCGCGAAGATGCTGAGCATCGTCTGCTCGAAGCGGGCCGGAGTCGAAATGCTCGACGCCCTCGACGCCTCGGTGCTCGCCGCGCCGATCCACCTCCCCGCGCCTGCATCCGGATCCGAGGGGGAATCGTTCCTTTGGGCCGACGGCGCGGGCTACGACAATCCCATGACCGATGCGGTGGCCTCGACCGTATTTTACAACGGCTCGACCGTGGCGGCCTCGCTGGTGATGGGCGTTTTGGTCGAATAATTTACAAAAGTTAGGGAGTATTTGCGATGGCGCTCTCCTCGGCGTTAACCGTGGCCCTCAATGGAATCGTTCCCGACGACGCCGGCGCGGCGGAACTAATCGCCTTGCTCGGAGCGACCGCCGGAACGGTCGCCGCCAGCAAAGCGGTGATCCCAGACGCCAACAAAGACGCGGGCGATTTTCGCAACCTCGGCCTGTCCGGCGCTCTGACGAACAAGGCGGGCGTGGCGACTGCTGCCGTGGCCCTGCGTCTCGGTCAGACGGCCACTGAAGGGCTGGAGCTAAAGGTTATCGACGAGGACGTGACGCTGACCAACGCCGTCGCCAAAGATTTGACCGACGACATCCCGAGCGGCGCGGTGATCCTGAGCGTCCAGGCGAACCTCGAAACCGCGATTACCGGCGATGGCACGGGCGACGATCTGCTGGCCAAGGTCGGCATCGGCGTCGTCGCCGACCCGGACAAGTACGGCAAAACCTCCGCCCTGACCAAAAACCTCAAGGTGGACACGATTCCCAACTGGGCGGTATTGTCCGGGGCCGAGGACATTCAAGTGTACGCCTGCCAGACGGACGGCTCGGCCTGCACGGAGAAGTTTGTCGCCGCCGGCGTCGTGCGGGTCCGCATCGTGTACCTGACGTGCAACAGCCTGGACGACGCGGCCTAACGATAACGAGGAGTCAACCGCATGGCGACGGAAATCATCAAAATACCGGCCACAAACCTTTTGGTGTCCGACGGATGGATTCGGAGCAAGGGGTTCATCCTCAATCCCGACGGCACGCCGGTGCTTGCGTCGGCGATGGCCCATTTGCATCAGCCGGTCTACCGGCAGGACGCCGCGTGTCCGGGGGCGCACGACGCCGAGGCGACGATCCACGTGGCGCTCGGCGCGACCGGCACAGTGCTGGCCTTCAAAACCGGATTGATCGAGCCTTGCACCGGGGACGCTACGATTACCGTCGATCTGAAAAAGAACGGAATCAGCATCCTCACCGCGGAAGTTGAGCTTACCTCGGCGCATGCCGCCTATGAAGTCGTCGCCGCCGCGCTGAGTTCCCCGACGCTGGTGTCCGGCGACGTGCTGACGGCGGTGGTGGCGGTTGCGCCCGGCACGGGCGCGTTAGGGACCGGGCTGTTCGCCGCGCTTGCCGTGATCGAGGATTACCCGAGTTGATTCAACCCCAAGTGAGGTAAAGACATGGCGATGCGCGACGCGATGAAAAGCTACATCGAGAACGAAAAGGTTCCGATCAGGGCGGTGCCGACACCGGAGCTTCCGCAGTGGGACGGCCAGATTTTTGTGACGCGGGCGAGTTCCCGCGCCCTGGCGACTTTTTGGAAGGACGCCGAGGAGGACGGTCAGATCGACGAGCGGGCCGGGTTCGTCGTCCAGGTCGCCGTCGATCGGGACGGCAGCCGCATTTTTCAGGACGAGGACGTACCCTGGCTGTCCACCTGCGCGTATCTGACCTCGATGGTCGAGCGGCTCTATTGGGCCGGCCGCGACCACTGCGGCCTGACCGAGGAGAACCGGACGGCCTGGCGAAAAAACTCCGAATGCACGGGAGGCGTTGGTTCGCCATGTTCCTGTGCCGCACCTGCAACACCGGTTACGGACTCCGCCACGACCGCCTCTTGAACGAGGTGCCGGTCGAGATTTTCGAGGAGTGGAGGACGCTGTACGCGATCGAGCCGTGGGCCGAGGAGCGGACCGACCTGGCCGCCGGCATCGGAATCGCGTACTCGGCGGCCTGCCACGGCGCTGAGCCGAAACCGCCGAGAGAGTACATGCCGTATCTGAAGCGGGCGGTCGAAAAGAAACAGTCGCCGGCCGACATCCAAAGGGCGTGGGACACGGTTTGCGACGTTATGGAACGCGCGGAAAGGGATCGCGAACGTGGGTAACTCCGTTGCTGGGCAAATTCGCATCGACCTGCTGACCAACGTGGCCCGGTTCAAGACGGACATGCGCGAGGCGGGCCGCGAAGGGCTGGGCGGATTCACCCAGGAATTCCAAAAGACCCAGCGGGCCATCTCCCAAAAATCGCTGGCCGCCGACATCCAGGGGCGCAAGGACGCCTGGCAATCGGCGATGCGAAGTCTACGCGGGGACATCCAGCAGAACAGCGGCTTCGATCAGCGCGGCAATTCACGCGACATGCTCAGTTGGTACGCGCTGGAGAACTCCAACCCCAGCAGCGGCGATCCGGCGTACCAGCGCATGAGCCGCCTGAAAGGGTATCTGCCGTCGAGCCAGTCCACCTGGACGACCTTGTCCGCGCAGGAAGCCGCTTTCGCCGCCTCGCAGGGCAGCATGACGGGAGGGAAAGGGGGGAGTAGCGGTTTTGGCAGCACGGTTCGTGGACTCGGCCGCCTGGCGCTCGGGCGAGGGCCGATGGGACAGTTTGCCTCGATGGGTCTGGCCGTCGATGACTTCTCGTTGGCCACGAAGGGGGTCGGCCTTTTCGGGGCCGGCCTGATGGTCGCGCACGGGTTTGCCGCGAATCTCGGCCGCGAAATCAAGCAGACGCGCGAGGATGCAATCGGGCTTGGTATGACATACGATCAACTGGCCCAAAAGCGCGGCCAAACCGAACATTCGAGATTTGTCGAGGGCGGGGCGATGTCGGCTACGGCTAGTGGAGAAGGGGCTAAGAGTCTAGGCGCAAGCATCTGGGGTGGCGTGGTTGCTATTTCCGCTATGCAAGATGAGGCGATCTCTGAAGCGTGGCGTCGAAAATCAGAAGGAGGCATGGGTGTTATCAAAGGACTTTATAGTGGTGGAAAACGTGGTTTGGGCAGCGTATCGGCGATGGCCAAAATAGCTCGTCAAGATGATGCGTCGACTATTTTTGTAAACAATCTGGTAAAAAATAAAGGGTTGACCGAGGCGCAGGCGCTCGCTGCCGATGAAGCCGCTCGCTACAAAGACAACCTGACCGCCGCCCTGCGCCCGATGGAGTCGCTAAGGGACACGCTAAGGGATATGGAGCATGGACCGGGGACCACAGCGAGGGACCGTTTTATCGAGGGGTTGAAAGGAGCCACATTCAAGGACAGGCTCGCGGCGGTGAGAGAATACGACGCTGCTGAACAGCAAATCTATCTGAAAGGGGAGGAGAACCGGAAAAAAGACGAGGATAGGCAGCGCAGAAAAGATGAGTCCAAACAACGAGATCAGGATCGCGAGCAAAGAAAGCAGGATCGCGAATCCATGCGGGAGCAGTTCAAAACGCCCGGCGAGCGATATGGCGACGAACTCGGACGCGCCGCCGACCTGTTCGGCAAGGGGTCCGGGGAATACGGGCGAATCGAGAAGTCGCTGCGGGATCAGGAGCGGAGCCGGTTGGGCGTTCGCGATCCGCTCGGCGATTACGAGAGGGACTTGAAAGAGCGGCGCTCGGCCGTCAAGGCCGGGACGATGTCGGAGGACGAATACGGCGACTGGCAGAAGCGTCGGCGGCGCGAGGCCGTGGGCGAGCTTTCGGGTGAGGAGCCGTCGGTCAAGCCGGCCGCGGCGATGGCACGCGGGAGCGCAGCCGCCTACTCGACGATCGTCAACAGCCAGATGAACGATCCAAAGGTCGCGCTCGCGCGCGAGGCGAATGCGAAGCTGGCCCGGATCGAGGCCGCGATCGTTCGGCAAGGCGTCGGGCAGCAATTGGATTTTTAACGCGAGGAACCTGCGATGAGCGTCATTTGGGTGCGGCCGAAATCGGGCGGCCAGGAGTCTTCGGTCGCCGAACGAGGCGCGCAGCAGTTCCGGTCCGAGTACCTGGTCAAATGCAGCAGCCCCACCGAAACGCGTACCTCCGTGCTGAGTTCCGGATCGCTTCCGAAGTACGGCTTCCCGCACCCGGAAAATCCGGCTTCTCTGTGCGTGAAGGTGGACGCGCAACGCCGAGAGGACGATCCGCACCTCTGGGACGTGGAGGCGGATTGGAACGCGATTACTGGCAATCGCGATCCGCGCGAGGACCAAAAGCAGCCGGACCTGCGCCGACCGAAATGGAAATTTAATTTCACGGCAATCCAGCAAAGCCTCTTCGGGGACTTGGATCAGAAGCCGTTTGTCGATACGGTCGGGACGCCGTTCGATCCGCCTCCGCAGTTGCCGATTTTCGTTGACGAGGTGACCATTCAGCGGTACGAGCCAACCTGCAACCGAGCGAACGACCGCGCCTTTCTCAACTGCACCAACACGGATAATTGGCTGGGCGCCGCGCCGGGCGAAGCGCTGATCGCCGATATCGACGCGCAAGAGGTTTTCGAGTTTGGCGCGTACTGGTTTGCCTACACCTACACCGTCCTTGTCAAGCCGTTCACCATGCTGACTAACGGTGGCCTGCTCGGCGGCTGGGACCCGTACCAAGTCCTTAACGCCGGTCCGCGCGAAATCGTCATCGAGAATGGCAAGCCGATAGTACGAGCAATCAAGTTGAAGAACGTGGTTGATGGTCAGATAATGCCGCTCTCCAAATCAGGCGTTCCGATTACTCCGCTCGCCGTCGGCGGGTGGAGCGCTCCTTTTCATTGGATTCCGTTTCGCACGGTCAATAAAACCGCCTTCGGGCCGCTGATGTTGATCCCGCCCTGGGAGATGTAAGTGCATCATGGCCTTCACCTCAATCAGCACTTCCGCCGGCAAACGGATCATCAACACCGTTGCCGCGTATGAAGCAAGCCGATTGGCCGGACTGAATGGGCACAACTCAAGGCCGATCCCCAAAAGTCTGACCGATTCCGACTGGTATCAACTCTTAACGGACCTTGACTCTGATACGACCTATGCTGCCAAGGCGAATCCGGGCGAGTTTGATCCTGACACCGGCTTCCTTTCCGACCCGCACTTCAGCGACACGCCGCGCGACAATCCTGCTTGGACGGTCATGGCGGTGGACGGCAGCGGACAGATGCCTTGCTGGGCTGGCGATTGGGTGCAGGCGGAACCGCTTGAATTCGAAGTGCAAGGATACGAACTTTACAGTACCGTGATGATTACGAAGAGGGCGAGCAGTGAATTGGAGTTCTGGGGCATCCTTAAAACCGATCTATCGTATCAAGGGTCCGCCACAGCCGATATACTCATCAATTCGCAGATCGTCGAGAAAGCGGTTTTTGACGGCGGACTGTTGGCGGAGGGCCAGGGACTGCCGTCGAACACACTCATTATTGCAAGATACTTTCCGAACCTCCGACACTTCTTTGTGGTCAGCGCCCCGTGCGTTGCAACAGCTTACCTATGATCGGACTCTCGGCATTTTTCACAGCGGCATGGGGCGGCGGCCTTCCAGGCGTCGTCTCGTTCTGGGGCAGCTTGGGCTGCGAATGCCCCAGTTGGCTCAGTTGTTCGGACGTTACCAACGGCTACGACTACGACGGACTCGAAGAGGGAAGCACGCCGGACACCTGCATCTCGACGCGATGGGGCGACGAGATTCCAAAATATATCGCCGTCATCATCGGGGGCGAGAGCACGGGAACTTCATGTGGTGGCAACTACCCGGAAGAGACGTATCCTTGCCTAGAAAACGTAACGGACATTAACCCACATGCAGGGCTTCATGTCCTCCACTTAAGCGTGAGTGATTCTTATCACGATGAGTGGGTATCCACGCTAGGCATAACGCACGTCTACCGGATGACGGAAGAGGATTGGTGGCCCGGCAAGGTTCGGCTCTTTGTTGAAGACACCATGTTTCTTCCGGACGCCTACCACACTTCTCTGGCTCGTACTCAGGGAATTTACGACAGCTTGCCGTCGATGATGGCGCCTCGGCTGTTGGACGGTGACATTTCGCAGGCGTTCTGGGGTTATTTTGACGGGCCGTGCGAGTGGAATTCTTATTGGGGATGTAGAGTACGGACTAGCCCGGACGGTATACATCAACTCGTATTCCCAATAGGAATGGGGTCGCTAACTTGCTGCGACGAGAATGAAGACCCCATTACCAATGAGGAAGAGTGTGTAGCCACCGAACCCTCTTTAATCTTTGGTACAATGGATTGCGATACGCCAATCCCGTGTAACACGTCTGCCCCTTATGGGCATCGTATAAAAGACGCGCTCACGGCTGCCATTTACCCGATCACCGTGCGAGACCAGTCCCACTGTACCCACGGTCCCTACTGCTCAAATGATTATTTTTTAGAGGATAATCCAAACAGCCGGGGAACCTGCTGCATCACGGCCTCTATTTCAGGGCTTGGGATGCCGGAAGAATCCAAGTGCTTCTTTGGATTTATGGAATCGGACGTCGACCCACTCGTCGTTAAGTACAGACATTACTCGTCAGGTTACTTCTACTCGGCCCCCTACGGCTGTCTCGGTCCGTTTCCAAGTTGGCTGACTGCTATCTCCAGTCAAACTACCGTGGATGACTGTCAGGTGACGGATTTTACCGTCACGCTCACAGGCGGCGATATAATCTGGACCGAGAGCGGCCCCGTAATCCGCACGGTCGCCTTTTCCGCAGAATTAAGGGTGGCAAAAGCATGGTGGAAACTGATGGCGTCCGACCTGGAATCGCTCGTGCTTGACTTCGACGAGGCGCTGTCCAGCAACCTGGATTTAGGTTATTCGCTCGATTTTTCCAACGCCTCGGTCACGCTGGCGTTGAACAACGAGGAATACGACGACTGCGGCAACGAACTCGACGAGAACCCGTTCGTGGACGTGGACTACTGGGACCTCCGCTTCACGATGGTCAAACAGCGGATGCTCTACTACGATGAGATTTACTGGTTGTTCCCCGACGGACCCGGCCCAAAAACCGGGCCGTATAATCGGCGATATATGGTTCCGATCAAGGAGGGGCTGACGTGGGACATGTACGACTCGGAGAATCCGGCCATCCGATTCGAGTTTGACAGCGACGACTCGGTAGGCACGCACGTGCGCAACGGCGTGACGTTTGACAACGTGAAAGTGCCTTTCAACGACGACGACTCGGACGAGCAAACCATCGACAAGATCACAGCCGCCGTCAACGCCAAGTTCGGTGGCGACTTTTTCATGTACGCATGGGACGCATGGGAGCCGGAGGTCAAGGCGTTTATGGAAGAATTGATTGCCGTCAACTATGAGGAGCACCAGTGGGACGTCGGCGAGGTATCGGAAAATGAACCTGTCATTACCACGATGGTATACCTCGGTGAAGGTGAGGAGGATGCCCCCCAGTTTATGCGAGCTGGCTCCATGAAGATTGGGACGCCCTGGCACAACTTCGCGATCGAACTGACCTACAACGGGGCGACAATCGGCGTGGAGGACGGGGCCACGTTCACGATCGACGACGGCGTTCACGACCCCGTGATTTTCGAGTTTGACAGCGACTCCTCCGTCGAATCGGGACACGTGGCCGTCGCCATCAGCCTGACCGCGAAGCTGACGATGGCGGCCGTGATCGGCGCGATCAATGGCGTCCCCGACCTGGACATCACGGCCGTCGCCCACGATCCGCCCGATGAGACCTGTACGCTCTGGCAAGTGATCGACGGCAAAGATACGCAGGTCGGTTCCATGCAGATGACGCGCGACTGGTTCACCTACGACGAAGAGACCGGAGAGGTCGTCGTTCGATTCGACCAGGTGGGCGTTCCCGGCGAATACTGGTACAACGAGGGTTGGCCGGTCGGCGTGTGGGTGTGGAGCGACCTGCGGCGGAGGAACGCCTTTATCGTGCAACTCTTGTTCGACTTCTGCTATCGCGGCGGCTTGCACTATTCGTTCTGTTCGCCCGGCTGGGCAGTTCAGCCCGGGGCGTTCGGATGCGTGATCGACGACCCCGACCAGATATGCGGCTACAAGAACGGAACCGCCTGGACCCTTACCCCGCACTACGTTGACCGAGGTTGAAAAACATGGACATGCAGAATCAAATCGCCAAGATCAAGGAGATGATGGCCCGCGGCGTGCAAAGCACGATGGCTGGCGTTCGAAAACCCAACAGTCCGCCGGGCGGCGTCGAAGCCGCGCGAAAACTACTGCGGCAGCATACGACGAAACAAAAAACCGGCGGGACAAAAGCTGCGGCGACCCGAGGCGCCTTCGATCCATCGGGCATGATTGCGGCCATTCGAGAATCCATCCGCGCAATGACTCTCCCGCACAATATCGACTTCTCGATCATCGCGGAGCGGTTGGCCGTTTGTGAAAAATGCGAAGCATTGCGGCCGGACGGCTGCACCAATTGCAGTTCTTGCTCCGACCGCTGGACGGCGTGGAAAAAGCACCTGATTGATGGAACGTGCCAGCGGTTCGTTGATCCGCTGGCGGAACTTACTGCGACAAATCACAGTCTCTCTAACGCAAACCCTGAATATGAGGTAAATGAAATGTTCGTCTACAGTTACACCGTGACCTATACGCAACCCGACAAGCCGGACGGTCGAAAGAGTCTGGTCGGAGTTATCGCGCCGGACCTTCGATCCGCGATGGAGACGGCGGAAAAGGTTCTAGCCGGGGCCACGATCATCGACGCCAAGGCGGTCCATCCCGTCAACGCGGTGGCAAGCAGCGTCGTTTCCGGCGACATCGAGATAGCCGCCGAGCCGCAACGCCGACCGGGTTTCGGCCCCCAGGGACCGATGATGATGGGAATGCCGGACATGACAAACATGGGCTAGGCGATGCAACATTATTACACGGTGACATACACGCTGCCGAAGTCCCCACGGAAGCGACGGGTCTTGAAAGAAGTTTTGGCGACCGATGCGACGGCAGTTGTCCAAACCGTGGAAAAAAGGGTGCCCGGCGCTCGCGTCATCGACGCGCAGATAACTTTGGTCGGTGTAGGCTCCGAGCTAAAGCGGCTGCTGGGCTGGCTTTTCATCCGATCAGATGGTATGTGTCGATGCGACGAGCGAGCGGCCATAATGGATCGAAACGGCCCCGATTGGTGTAGCGCGAACCTGAGCGTGATCGTCGGCTGGCTGCGGGAATCGGCCGCAGAGCGCGGCCGGTTGTTCGCCCTATTCGCCCGTCTCGGCGCGCGGCCGCTGGTGCTGCTGGCGATCTATTTGGCGAGAAGAAAGCTCAGGGCGCTTTTGTGACTTCGAGAGTCCAAGCTCTTTTTCAATGAGGGCGTCGAAGTCTATATCTGGCGGCAATTGGTTTTCGCCGATCATTTTGCCAAGACGTTTTCCAGCTTGTTGCTCTCGACGATATTCCACAACCGCCTTCGCCCTGGCCTGTTCTCCTTGCAATTTTCGCGTTGACTCTTCGGCCGCCCTGGCCTTCTCCTGGTAATCGACCAGTTTGGCAACGTCGGCCGCGATGATCAAACCAAAAACGATGACGGCCCCGGCCGTCAGGTATTCTGCATTATCCCCAAACATTCCAACGATGCACAAGCCAACGCCCGTAAAGGAAAGACAGACGAAGAAAAGAGTCCGAATGATCGCGGCAAAAATGCTCATGGCTCTTTCCGCTTCTCCAGCCGTTGTCGCATCAGTTTCTGCGCGGCTTCGACGCTGGCCGGCGGGCCGCTGTGATTCCGAACGCCGGCCAAACCGGCCTGCGCTCCGCGCGATTTGTCGAAGTGAACCGCCTCCAAAACAAAAACGGTTTTGGTTCCGCCGTCAGCAGAATCGTACTGTTTGGTGCCCGACACCTGAAATAGGTCGGTAAGCGTTTTCCACGAATTGCTGACGATCCCATCTGTGTAAACGCCCTTGATCCAAAACACATTTTCACGGCGATGCACCATCAGCATGTTTTTGCCGTCGATCACCTGAAGCACGCGAAAGCTCGTTGTGTCATACAACTGTCCGATTTTTCCGATGGCCACATTATAGACGGGCAGCACTGGGACATAGATCAGGTCGTCTGCTTGCAGCCGTTTTAGCACCTTCTCGACGTCAGCGATTTCTTTTTGTTCTGACGCGATGGCGTCTTTTTTAAACTTCGCGGTTCGGAAGAGAAAGTATCGCGACGCGCGCGTTTGAGGATCGTAGGCGTAGCTCATGCCGGCAGAGGATTCTCGCCGGCCGTTGCCGCTGGTGCGTCGTTCCGCGTTATCGTTCTGACTCACCTTGCCACGCTTCATTTCCTTAAGCTCTGCTTGCAGCCTTTGAAGCACTCGTTCAAGGAGTTTGATTTTTTGTTTCCGTTGTTCTTCTGCTTTGTCGAGCACCTTGCGGAGCAGAGGAGATTTTTCGGCCTTCGGATCATCCGCCAGCGCTTTTCGTATCTCCGCCTCAATTTGCTGGCGGCCAAGCTCCACCAATTTTACATCTACATTATCGACTCCCGAGGCCAAGCCAGTTCTCACGATGGCCGAGTACGCTGCCGCACTGCCACGTTCCATTGCTGGGTTCTGAGCGTGCGCGATTTCAGCAAACGCAAAAACAGCCGCGCTGAGTATCAGTGCATATCGCATGGCAACCTCCTTTTGGGGTGAGCCAATACCATCCCGCGCCACGTCGCAAAAATCAAGACACCCGGATTAGGGGCGCAGCGTTGGTATTTCGCGGGAAATAACGCATTCTCGGAGCTTCCGCAGATTATCCACAGAGCATCCGTATGTAATCTATTGCATTACATTCGATAGTGATTACAATGAAGTCAGATCAAGCGAATGACTTGATCGAGCCGGCGGGCAAAAACGCAGTGGCCGGTTGACTCCGGCCGGGAGAAAACGAAAATGAATACGATGAATAACGGCTCGACGCGAGTAGGCGAGTTGCGTGAGTATGTGACTTACGACCGGACGACGTGGAAGTGTCGTCAGACGATCGCCTGGAAGGTCGAAGAAGCCAAAACCCACCTTGCCCTTCTTGGTTCAGACAAAAAGCGACTCACAGAGGTGTGGTTAGAAGAAGTCGCGAACGGGGCGGTGATTGGTAAGCAGGTTGTCATCTCGTCATCCACACGACGCCTCACAATTGCTTTGCCGAAGTGATTACAATGAAGTCAGATCAAGCGAATGACTTGATCGAGCCGGCGGGCTGAAACGCAGTGCAGGTTGACCCCTGCGGGAGAGATGAGATGGAAACGCTGCAAGGAACTTCGCAATCCGAATACGCCGCCCAGGGCAAAAGCAATAATTTTATTGCAGCCCAGTCCGCTGGACGGCTGACCGCAGGTCAGGCGGCCAAGTGGCTGAGCAAGCGGCTTGGCCGGAAGATCACGGCCAAGGAAATCGAACCTCTGGCCGTCGAGTTCCACCATGCCGGCCGCTTCGGCAACAACAAAGCCAAGCGTGTGTTTTTCTTTAGCGAAGCTGAATTGGATCGGTTCACACTCGCCGACGTAGATCGTGCCGCCGCTCCGCTGTGGGGCTGGGTTTTGGGGTTTTGTTCCAAATACACTGGGCAATACGGCAAAAAGCGATTCGTCCCAATCATCGCTGACGCTGGCCAGTTTGCCGCTGACAAGGCCAATCGGCTTGGCGACAAGTTTCACGAACTGAGCGAGTCCGAAGCAACAGAAGCGAAGTCGGCGATCGGCAAGCAGCTACCGGCTTTCAGCAGAGATTGGAAAGAGGCTCGATAAGCGACTAACTCGACTCCTGGCCCGCGTGGCGGGCGATTAGTCACCGCCCAGGATACACCGGCCACGCGGGCCGCTTTTGGAAGCAAAAATGAGCCTAGCGAGTTTGCCGGACAATCTGAAACGTCTCCGCGCGATTCGGCGACTCACCCAGGCCGAAACGGCTGCGCGAGCGAGCCTTTCTCGCGTCAACTACAATCGGGTCGAGCGCGGCGCGTTGATTCCTTCTCTGCAAACGCTTGACCGAATTGCAGTTGTTCTCGGAACAACGCCGGCCAAACTGCTGGCCTGATCCCCCGTCATCTATTTCCCGGGAAATAGCCCGAGGCCGTCTGCTCCGCACCGCCAAATTCTTTGCCGGTCATGCCCCATGCCCGCACTTAGAGTCCCTTCTTATGAGGGAGATTGTGGATCTGGTGGTCGCGGGTTCGAGCCCCGTCAGCCACCCCTTCGGGGATTTTTGATGAGGCGCGAATGGTTAGTGAACTGTGCGAGTCTGTCGAGGCGCTCTCGATACGATTGGACGACCTTTCCGACCGAGCGAAACGGTGAGAGCGATGAGTTTCTTTTCGAGTCGAACCAGTCGTCGCTCCATCGGACGAACCGCCTTCTTGACAAGGTCTTCCGCCTTATTGACGACAAACGTTTCCAAGGGAACCTGTTTGCGTTTTTTCTTCGTCATCGGATCAAAAAAAGGAGAAAAAGGTGGAAAGCGTGTATGAGACTGAAGCAGCTCTTTTGCGGGAATACCTAAGGTGCGCCGAAATGAGCGACGAGGAGTTCGGCCGCCGGCTAAAGAAAGGCGACCCGGCCGCCGCGATTGTCTTTGCCGCCAGCCGTCTGGCCGCCGAGATCGGAAATGTCGCCGCCGAGATCGTCAGAAACATGGACAACCTCACGGGGAGGTAGGAGGTTCGAGTCTCGGCCCGAAAGTCACACGACTGGGAGATACGCCGGATTCGCAAGCCGCTTGCCGATCGTTTTTGTAATAGGTCAACAGGCGAGGCTCCGAGAGAAAATGCGCGTCGATGCGGAGAAACGGCGGTTCTCCGTACACCTCGACGATGGCGTTGAAACCGTCGGACGAATCCACCTCAGCCCAATAAAAACCTGGTTCTGGATTGTTCATAGGACCAAACTCCTTCTGCCAAACCAATATAACCTGCGGAAACTTGTAAGTCAATACGGATAGGCGTATAATTGGAGGATGAAATCAACCATGGCAAGCCCAATTCTGACCGAAGTATTGGCGGAAAATCTTCGCAGAGAACTCCGCAATCGCCAATGGAGCCAGAGCGAATTGGCCCGACAATGTGGATGGCCCCCCGCAAGGATCAACGAGATAATGCGAGGAAAACTTGATCCGCGATTAGGCACTGTTGAAAAAGTTGCTGAAGCGCTGGAAGTTGCTGTAGCTGCATTGCTTGCGTCAAATCCAAATTCAAAAAAAAAGCGATAGAAAAAAATCTCGCTTATTCGTCTTGACAGCTATACGCCAAAACGTATAATCAGCCGTTGCCATCCAAGATCGGTGGCAGCGGCTGTTTCTTTTTGGGCCTTTCGGCCCGCTGAATCGGCCGCGCGGGAAATGAGCCTTTCACCGCGGAGGATCGAGAGGACGCAGTAGGGGGTATCGGACATCGTTCGAAGCCTCTGACCGCCGGCGCCGTACAGCCGCCGTCGGCGATTACCAGGCCGTGGCCCACCTGCGTCCCCTCGATCCTCCGCCAACCAACCCATTAGGAGTAGCGTCATGGCGAACAAAAACCATTCTTTCGAGGTCGGGAAGGCGTATTTGATCCGGACGGTCACGATGTACTACACGGGCCGGCTGGCCGAAGTCACGGAAACCGACCTGCTGCTTGAGGACGCGGCTTGGATCGCCGACACGGGGCGATTTCATAATGTCCTCGAAACAGGCTCTTTCAACGAGGTCGAGCCGTTCGTGAGTCCGGTCATCGTATCGCGCGGCTGCATCGTCGACGCCACAGTATGGCGGCATCCCTTGCCGCGGGAGCAAAAATGATGAACCAGACAATTCTCAGAATCGGACATGAACTGTCGAGGTCGAGGTCGAGGTCGTGGTCGAGGTCGTGGTCGAGGTCGTGGTCGGGGTCGGGGTCGGGGTCGTGGTCGAGGTCGTGGTCGAGGTCGTGGTCGTGGTCGTGGTCGAGGTCGTGGTCGAGGTCGGGGTCGGGGTCGTGGTCGAGGTCGAGGTCGTGGTCGAGGTCGAGGTCGGGGTCGGGGTCGTGGTCGTGGTCGAGGTCGAGGTCGGGGTAATTGCGTCGGCGATGCGCCGACGTTTGTGTGTTGATTTGGAAAGGATTTGCTTGTGACGCAACTCACGCTCGGCGACTTGGCAGCGCATGCTTTGCTGCCCGAACTGACCGACGAAAGTTCGCTTGCGATGTTTCGGGCGATGGAGGCCGTAGCCGGCTCGACGCTGCTGGAGTTCGACAGCGCCTTGGCCTGGGGCCAGTGGTGCAGGCGCACGGCGTCGGCCGCAATCGCGGCCGCTCGACGGAGAGGAGCGGCGGAGTTGGCGTGAGAAAAAACCCCGCCACAGGACTGGGCCGTGTACCAGATTAGTGATCTGGTACACGCTCGGCGTGTGAATATGGATAACCCGCGTGGAGTGCGGAAAATGGCAAAAGGATGGGCTACGTTTGACTTGTGCGGGCTGAGGCTCAGGAGCAGGGGGCCTTTGTGCGGCCCTGCCTTCCATTTCAGTACCATCCGGAGTCACAGTCATGCTTTCTTCCATTTTGCTGATGAACGCTCTCCAGAAGCACGCAGGGCCATCGAAAAACACCCGGCAGGAACTCGTCGACCTGCTACTGCTGGCGTCGCTGATCAATCAAGGGACAGGGGACAGGGGACGAGGGACGAGAAACCCGGAACGGTTGCGCCTGCGCGGCATGAGGTTGCGGGAATTCGTCGCTCAATGCTACCTGCCGGAGCGAAACCATGCGTTGACCGGGCCGACGGCCGAACTGGCCAAATGGATGCTCGACCGATTGCGCGACGCAATGGGACGGGAGATTTTGGTCAAGGAGATGGGCATCGGCGAGTTGAAACGATTCCGTGCATGGCTGGCGATGAAAGTCGCCCGGGGACTGAGCCCTGCGACGGCCAACATTCACTTGCGTCAGCTTCGGGCAATCTGGAACCATGCGGCCCGGTGGCAATGGGCCGACAACGGCAAAAAATGGAGGGCCATCAAGCCGCCGCCGCCGATCGAGTTCTTTCCCGAGCCGGAGCCCGACTTCGACGCCTGGACACCCCAGCAGAACGTGATGATCGAGGACCAGGCCCGGAAGCTCGACGGCTTTTTGCCGCCGATTTTCCCGTCACCCGTTTCCCCTTCCCCTTCCCCCGTCCCCCTTTCCATTTTCTGGACGGCATGGACTTTGGTGTTGCAGGCGCTCGGCTGCCGGATCACCGCGATGATGCTGGCCATGCGGACGGACTACGATCCCGAGGCGAAGGCACTGTTGTTGCGGCGGGAGAACCAGAAGCAGAAAAAGGACCAGCGGATTGCCTTGCCGCCCCGCGCCGCGGCGGCGGTCGAACGGCTTTTAGCGGCGCACGACCACGATCGAATATTCGGCTGTTGGCCGTTCGATCCGCCGGAGAAATCGACCGGTCGACGTCATTGGCGGGTTTTGACAAAACACTTCGAGCGGCTTCTGGTCATTCCCGCCGGTCTGATTCTTCCGAAGGGCGTCAAGACGCGACAATTTCGCCGGACGGCCGCGACGATTTTGGAGGAAAACGGCGGGAATGCCCAGGAACTTCTCGGGCACAGCGACCGAAAAACGACGGAGCGGTACAAGGATCGCAAGCGCCGCCCGATCTGTCGGCAGTCGCTCTTGATGCCGGACGGGCGATTGCCCCAGAAAATGCTCTTCTGAGATTGAGGTAGACCCATGATCGACGAAATGTCCACAGCCGAATTTTGCATCCACTTCCCCGAGCCGTCGCTAATCGCCATGAGGCAGTACCACGTGCTTGGAGGCCAAGTCTACCGGCTGCTGTGGTTGACGGGCGGCATGTTGCCGGAGGATTGCCGGCAACTTCGCGGACTGATCGGAACCATCCTGGCCGAGGTCAACCGCGGCGACGACACGGTGCTCTTGCGGAGGATCGGGATCCAGTTGCTCGGACTGGCCTATCCGGCGATCGACGAGAACAAGCCGGAAATCAGGGATCGGATCGAGCGAATTCTCACCGAGGCGGGCAACCCAGTCGACGACATCCCCTACTGAGGACGGAACCCATGAAGACGTACCGAGGATACCGGGCCGGCGGCGGCTGTGCCATCGAAGTGCATTGCGGGGCGTTGGTGACGCGCGGCCTGAAATCGCCGTCGGCTTGCGTGCCCGATGACGCGGCCGACGCTGTGACGTATTTTCTGCCGTCGCGGCTTGATTTGCTCTACATCACGCCCGGATTCGATTGGGGGCGGCAGGGGAGCAAGCCGCGTATGGAGCAACTCGCCCTGGCGCTTCTGGCCGACGCCGTCGGCGAGGACCTGGCGTTGGAAGTGTACGAATGGTTCGCGGCGTCGGTGATCGCCACGTGCAACCAAGACGCCTTGGCGATGACCGACGAGGACGTGATGCACTGGTGTCGGTGTTGGAAGGACCGCGCCCAGAAAGCCTCGCCGGAAGAGTTGGTTGGGACCTAAGCGAAGGAGCAAACCGATGGCACAGAAGCGAGTCAACTTCAGGACCAAGGTGCGGAACGTCGAGGTCGAGGTCTCGATCGACTGCCAGCGGATCGCCGAGGAGGTGGGCCGTAGGCTTGTCTGGATCAAGAGCGATAAGGCAACTGCGGTCGGCGGGGCTGTGGTTGTTCGCAGAGTGAGGACGCGAGAATAGCAAAAGGAAGGCCATGATGGCTGGTGGAAGGAGCCCACTGAAACAAATCGCCTTGCCCTTTGCCGAGGGCGAGGCGTCGCACGCCGAGCGGTGGAACGATCTGGTTATCGCCCTGCATCGGATCGGCCGGCAATGCGATTGCGAGATGGCGACGTTTGTGCGGTGGGTCTTCAACACCACGGCCGGCGGCACTTCTGGGTCGCTGACAAAGAGCTACGTCAAGCTGGCAGATCGACCCTTGGGATTGTGCTGCTCGACCGCCAAGGCCCGCTCGACGGTCGAGCAGGCCGAGCGGCTTGGCTTGGTCGTCGTCACGCGCTGCCGGCGTTACGACGGCGCGCAGCTCGACAACGCTTACGAGATCAATTGGGATGGGGTTATGGCCCTGAAACACGGAGGTCGAAACCATCCCCACCACTGGGCACCCCATGCTGCCGGGCAGCAAGGCCCTGCTTCGGGAAAGCAGGGGGGTGCTTTGCCGCAGCATCTATTTAAGGAAGATAGTCTTTCTAAAGTCTCTTCCTCCGATACCGGACCGGGGGCCGCTCCGAATCCGACGGATAAGGATTCGGATTTTTCGGACGCGAACGAAGGCCGACCGCGGATGGCGGCCTTTTCTACGGCGCAGCCGACGCAGAGCGATTCGCTGATGGACGCCTTGCTCGGCCAGTCCCCGATTTTGACGGCGGCCAGGGAGCGACTGATCGCTCCTTTGCCGGCCGGCAACCTACTGCACGGCGTTTACGCCCCGATCAAGTGGCACCATCTTCACGAACCGCTGCGGTTCGTGAAGTGGCACCGGATGCAGCTCTCGACGGCCGTGCCGGTGATGGACAACACGGAGGCGGACCTTCTGTTGATCATCGCTACGGCCTTGTATGCCACGTCGCTGCGGGACAGCGAGGTGACGAAGACTCGAGCCGCCGTGTTCGTCGGTACGATCGCAAGGCGGAAGTTTCTGCGGAGTCTGCCATTTGTCCCGCAAGCGCGGACGCTGCTGGACGAAGGCATACGTCGCCACGGTTTGGCATGGGTAGGACTCGCGGATGAGACTACCCCGGCCGAGGTGCAGAAAGTGGAGGCCGGAGCATGACGGTTCGCATCTTACACGGCGATGCCCTCGATGTTCTCCGGACTCTGCCGGCGGAGTCCATCCACTGCTGCGTTACAAGCCCGCCCTATTGGGGTTTGCGTGATTACCGCATTCCGCCGTCGATCTGGGGCGGCGATCCAGATTGTGCCCACCAATTCGGCGAGGAAACCACGCGGTCTCTCCGTGGTGGCGTGGGCGACAAATCGACGATCGACGGCGATCAGTCCCGGTCCGGCAGCCGGCTGGAGAAAACCCGCAATGGGTCTTTCTGCCGCTGCGGTGCTTGGCGCGGCTGCTTGGGGCTGGAGCCGACGCCCGATCTGTACGTCGAGCACGCCGTGGCGATCTTCCGAGAACTGTACCGGGTGCTGCGCGACGACGGCACACTGTGGCTGAACATCGGCGACTGCTACGCCTCGAACTCGGCCGGGGCTCGGACGCAAAACAGTTTTCCGGCCAATCGGAACCGAAACCAGGAGGCCATCTGCGCCAGCAACGCCTACCGCGGCAACGGCGTCAAGGGAAAGGACCTGGTGGGCATCCCCTGGATGCTTGCCTTTGCCCTGCGGGCGGACGGTTGGTACTTGCGAAGCGAGATCGTCTGGCACAAGCCAAACCCCATGCCCGAGAGCGTCGTGGACAGGCCCACCCGGGCGCACGAGCAGGTGTTCTTGCTCACCAAGAGCGCCAAGTATTTCTACGACATCGACGCTACGCGGGAGCCCTGCACGTCGGATGGCGGTTCGGCGTTCGGCAAGGTCGATGATCAGGATGGCGCCGCCGCGGCGTTGGCGCAGGCCCGCCGATGCAAGCGTTCGGATCGGGAGCGATATATCGAGCAGGGCCGCAATATCCGTTCCGTCTGGACGATTCCGACCTTTTCTTTCCCCGAGGCCCACTTCGCCACGTTCCCGCCACGCTTGGCCGAGACGTGCATCAAGGCCGGTACTTCCGAACGCGGCTGCTGTCCCAAGTGCGGCGAGGCCTGGGCGCGGGTGACGGAGCGGACCTACGAGAACCCTGGCAACCGGACCACCAACGGGCCGCGGTCGATCGAGCGAAAGCACCAGGTGCACGGGACGGCAGGATACGCCGTCAGGCTCGAAAAGCAGGTGGCAACCAAGGGATGGCAACCTGGTTGCCCGTGTAACGCCGGCGAGCCCATTCCCTGCACGGTGCTTGATCCATTTGGCGGGGCCGGAACAACGGGGCTTGTCGCGGATCGGCTTGGACGCGATGCCGTTTTGATCGAGTTGAATCCCGAGTACGCCGACATGGC